CGTCGCTATCTACCATTCCACGATTGCGTGGATCGAGGGTTGGTCTTTGACTGCAAGCACGTTGTTCCTCGAAAGCAATCAATGCGTTTTTAAGTTTGCCCATTTGTTTCTCCTTTGATTAGGTTATGTTTTCCACGACACCGTGGAAAGCTAAGTAGCGAGCGACTGAAATTACTATCCCCCACTAACAATAGTATACCACAACTTGACATATAAATCAAGCTGGTATATGACTTTTTTATACGACACAAGACAGAAAAATTCCAAAAAGGTCTAAAAAATTCCAGTTAAATTCCAAGTTTAAAAATGAGTTTGGAATTTTTTTAGAGAGGTAAAAATCGGTGTAAGTTGTTGTTTTATATAAATATAATATAAATAATAATAATAAAAATATAGAAAAATTCCAAAATTCCAATTTATTTTTAGGATAGGACTCGTGTGGTGTGTTTTTTGTTTTACTATTTTGCATCGGGCGGGCAAGCTTTGCTCTCCCACCTTTTTTATGTTTTTACTGGACATCCTCTGCTAAAAAGCTGGAATTTTGGAACTTTTTGAAAATGTTTAACATAATCAAGGACTTGGAAGCGAAAAAAATTCCAAACGCTAAATTAAATTCCAAATTGATTTTGGAACTTTTTTGGTCAAACACATAGGACTGGGCTTATCACGTCGGGACTATGTGTAATTCAATTTCCACTATATCGTGGAAAGCTAAATAGTGACCTTGCGCTATCAAATCTGATAATTCTAAATGATACACACCCTCTCACGCTCTCGAGCATAAATAACTGGTTTCAGTTTGAGGACGTAAAAAAAGGCAACAGAGCAAACTACGCTCTGTTGCCTAATCACTACTTGATAGCCTTAACTATCGCATTAACTACTGAATCATTCACAGTAGTATCACCACGTCCCTTTGCTGTCTTAGCTCGGGTCTTGATGGTGTCCACAGTTTCCTTGAGCCATACCTCAAAATCCTTGGTGCTGGCACGGGTGGTGGTCTTCCCTTCAAGTAAATCCTTGTATGCTTTGACATACTTGCGTAGGTCAGTCATACGATTGGATTTGTAGGTTGACCAGTCCTTGCGCCATTTGGCATGGACACCATGTTTAACAGGGTCTTCGGATTTCATACGTCCGAATTCCTGCTGGGAGTGAGACATTACCACGTTGATGTCCACTTTAAATGCTCCCTTAGTATCAGCACTACAGGGAACGTAGTCCATGGTGTAATACTGTGCTGGGTGATTCTCATGGAATCGGAGCATTTGACCCTCTTCGATTTGAGCCTTGACCTCTTCGGGCACGGACTCAAGGAACATAGGGCATGCGTTATAAATATACTGACCGATAACCTGACCACGTTCAGCGCTGATACAACCTTGATACGACGCATCCTTTAAGGATGTTATTTCAGTTTTAATGGACATATGTCCTCCGTTGTTAATCGGTGCGTAATTGCATCCGATATGATAGTTATAACTGATAGCTAGACTGTTAATCAACATTCCATGGGTAAGTGGACTCTTATATAACGGCTCACACTCTCTTACGCGCTCGAGGATAAATAACTGGTTTCAAAACCGCAGGGCGAAAAAAAGCCCCACCAGTCTAGGACTGGCAGGGCTAAGTCTTACTTATTCCATTGAACCATAAAGGCATCAATAGCTAACTTCAATCGCTTCTCATCAGCAGTGGTATCACCACGCTTGGAAGCATTCTTGCACTTCTGAATTAAACCCTGATCACCTTTGAAGGTTTCTACTACACGCTGACCAAAGTCTAGTGTTGCACCACGCTCTTTTTGTTTACCCTCATTGAGGATCATACGAGCTTGACGCTTGAGATCACCTAAGCGATTAGAGCAATAGGTATTGATCTTGTCACGCCATTCCTTGATGACTGCGTGCTTGTATGGATCGCTAGTCTTTAGTTTGCCATACTCTTGCTGACTAAAAGCAAAGCAATAATCAACGCCAATGCTCACGATCTCACGCTCTTTCTCAAGATCAAGATTTGACCCATCAATCAATAGGTAATGATCGTTTACTACTGCGTATCGCTTGGGTGGCGTGGTTTCGTTGAAGCGTAAACGATAGCCGTCATACAACTGCTCTTTGACTTCGTCGCTTACATCATCAGGGAAACCCTTACAAGTGGTTAAAACATAGCGAGCGACGCCACGCATCTTATCGCTTGCTACTGCTTGCTTGTAAGCACCATCTTTTAGACTGGTGATCTGATCTTTTACTTCTACTGCTAGGGCTTTAGTAGCCATTTTGCTTCTCCTCATAAAATGAAGTGCTGCGTTAATGACAAGCGGAATTGCCTGCCATGTAATACTTATAGCTGATACAAGGTGGATAAGTAAAGTTCCACAGGGTAAGTGAATAGTTAAACAGCCCTCTTGTGCTTACTCTCTCTGACACGCTCGGGGATAAATAACTGGTATCAAACCCCGCTTTCGCGGGGCTGAGTTAACGCTTGTAGTTGTGGGGGGCTTGCGCCCCCCGTTGGTTATCGTGTGAGTGTGAACTGCGCGCCGAAGTTACCGCCTGATACTCTGATACATAAGCGTTGCTCATCCATACTGCGCACCCACGCCCAGCACTTCAGGTAGCTATCGTTGTTGCATATCTCTTCTACTGTCCATGCGCGTTGGCTGAAGTGAACAACATCTCCAGTACATACAGGTTGCATATTGGTTGTGTAGAGTAATTGATACATGACTTCTCCTTAGTTAACCTGACCAGTGTGTCAGTATCTATTAGATAGCTGATCCCTACCCCATAAGTCAAGTTTGGGCGCGAAGTCATCGACCCCCCACCCCCCGCTTTTTAGAAATGGTTCCATCCAGCCTCTCTACTCTAAGATTTGCACAAATAACATCCCTAATTTCTCAAATTCGGTATATAGGATTTAGATAGCACACCTAAACAAATCCTACAAAACCCCCCTTATCATTTTGTTTTATAAAGCTTTTTTGCTTAAAACACACGACCCCACGTTTTTTCAAATTCATGACTTAAGTAAAAGGTACTTATTGCTGCCAATTTACCTACAAAAATGCTCTATCTACTTGATATAAAAGGCTTTTCTTCTCAAACACACGACCTAAATTGCACCCATCTAATACTTTACATATTTATTAGGGTATACCCCTACCCCACTTCTTATTCCCACACACGGGTGTCAATTCTGCAAAACGAAATACCCCCCGTCAAAGGGACCCGCAAATAAAAAATGGGGGTATACTTTTATAAACACGTGAGGGTGTTTTGGGGGCGAGGTAAGCCCCCTCTTTTTCCGTAAAGAAATTCTTTACACATACTTAACAATTAAGATACACTCTGCGCATGGACACGTACATTCCAGACATTGAGCAAAACGTTCCTCTGCCAAAAAATGCCCAAGAAGCATTTCCTGCTCTCACGCCACAAGAAGAGCTAAACATGCGGGCTAATGTAGTAAAGCTAATGTCCGATTTAACAGGGCAGCCTATCGCTCCGACGCAAGAAAACGTCGAGCAAGCTAAGTCTTTAGCCGTGCAAATGGCATCTGACCCTAAATTTAGACCAGAATTTAATGAATACCCCAATGAAACACTAGCCATGCTAGCTGGCATGGTTGCCCAGATGAATGTTTCTATTGTGGATGAACTATCTGAATTAAAAACTTATGTAGTTAACCATCTATTGCATTCGGTTGAAGCATCTAAGGATGTAAAAACCAAGATTGCAGCCCTAAGAGCGCTTGGAGAGGTAGATGGGGTTGATGCATTTAAGAAAAGAACCGAAGTTACTGTCAAAATCCAGACAAAAGAAGAGGTTGAAAGTGAATTATTGTCACTTTTAGACGAGGTTGAAGGTAAATATATAGATGTAGAAGCCAAAAACATAGTCAATAAAGACAAAAATGACTAGTAAATTGTCCCAAGAACAGCTATTTAAGCTGCGTTTATTGGCAGAAAACCCCAAAACACCCCTCGATGTTAAGCGAAAAACCAAGGATTTAATTGAAAAATACGATGAATTTCTTACCCAAGAGCGAGGAAAAATATCCTTTTTGGACTTTGTTAAACACGTATACCCAGGCTATATGGTCGGGCAACATCATCTTAAACTGGCTCAAATTTTTGAAGATATTGCTAACGGTAAGAAAAAACGAGTCATTGTTAATATTGCTCCACGACACGGTAAGTCTGAACTCATATCCTATCTTGCTCCCGCCTGGTTCTTGGGAAAATACCCCCAGAAGAAGATTATCATGGCGTCTCACACAGCAGATTTGGCGGTTAACTTTGGTCGTCGCGTTAGAAACCTTGTCGGTTCAGACGACTATAAAGAGATTTTTCCACAAGTAGAACTGCAAGCTGACAGTAAATCGGCATCACGATGGGGAACAAATTTTAATGGTGAATATTTTGCAATCGGTGTCGGTGGCGCCCTTGCTGGTCGCGGGGCTGACTTGTTTATTATTGACGACCCCCATTCAGAACAGGAGGCTAAGACTGGTAGAGCCGAGGTTTTTCTGCCTGCGTGGGAGTGGTTCCAGTCTGGTCCTCTCCAGCGTCTTATGCCTGGTGGTGCAATTGTTATTGTGATGACTCGCTGGTCAAAACTTGACTTAACAGGGCAGATAGAGAAACAGTTAGAGGCAAATGACGAAGTAGATAAGTGGGAAGTAATTCAGTTTCCTGCAATTAAAGACGATGGCGAGAGCCTGTGGCCTGAGTTCTGGCCTGTGGAAGAGTTGCTATCTAAGAAAGCGGCACTTGACATTAGGTATTGGAATGCCCAGTACATGCAAAATCCAGTATCAGAAGAGGGTGCGCTAATCAAAAGGGAGTGGTGGAACATCTGGGATAAAGATACGCCGCCAGATTGTGAGTTCATTATTATGTCGCTGGACGCGGCTCAGGAGGCAAATAACCGTGCAGACTATAACGCGCTTACTACGTGGGGTGTTTTCTTCAACGAAGAAGTCAACAATTACAACATCATCCTCCTTAACGCGATTAAGAAAAGGCTGGAGTTTCCAGAACTCAAAAAGCTTGTACTTGAAGAATATAAAGCGTGGGAACCAGATGCGTTCATGGTTGAGAAAAAGTCCAACGGGGCTGCGCTATATCAGGAGCTTAGGCGCATGGGTATACCTGTCGGCGAGTTCACACCTGGCAAGGGTCAGGATAAAATTGCACGGGTTAATGCTATCTCAGATCTATTCTCGGGTGGGGTTGTCTGGGCGCCATCGCACCGCTGGGCGAAGGACGTGATTGAGGAATGTAATGATTTTCCTAGCGGATTGAACGATGACTTGGTAGACTCTACAACATTAGCTCTGTTAAGATTTAGGCAAGGTGGATTCATTCGTCTCCCCAATGATGAACCAGAAGACGACATGCTTTACAAGTACCGCAAAAAAGCGGCGTACTACTAAGGATAAATTATGGCAATAGATAAGGCACTTTACGCAGCCCCTCAAGGAATAGATCAACTTGGTGAGGAGGGTGACGAGCCAGCGTTAGAAATATCTATTGAAGATCCCGAAAGCGTAGACATCTCAGGTCCTGGCTTTGAGATGCACATGGAAAAAAATGATGAGCCAGATGACTTTGATGATAACTTAGCAGAACAACTAGATGACAGACTATTAGCTACATTAGCTAGTGACTTAACTGCTGACTTTGATTCAGATATAAGTTCCAGAAAAGACTGGATACAAACCTATGTGGATGGTCTAGAACTTCTGGGCCTTAAAATTGAAGAGCGTGCTGAACCTTGGGAAGGCGCCTGTGGCGTGTACCATCCACTCCTCTCTGAAGCAGTAGTCAAGTTCCAAGCTGAGACCATGATGGAAACGATTCCAGCAGCTGGTCCAGTAAAGACTCAGATCATTGGCAAAGAAACCCCAGAGAAAAAAGCTGCGGCTGAACGTGTTCAAGATGACATGAACTATCAGTTGATGGACGTGATGAAAGAGTTTAGACCTGAGCATGAGCGCATGCTGTGGGGCTTAGGCTTAGCAGGTAATGCGTTTAAGAAAGTTTACTTTGACCCATCATTAGATCGTCAAGTATCTATGTATGTTCCTGCGGAAGATGTGGTTGTCCCATATGGAGCTTCTAGCTTAGAGTCAGCTGAGCGTGTCACGCATGTGATGCGTAAGACAGAGAACGATGTGCGTCGCTTGCAGCATGAAGGTTTTTACCGAGACGTAGACTTGGGTGAACCAGTCCAAGTAATGGACGAGATTGAGAAGAAGATTGCTGAGAAGCTTGGCTTTAGAGCAACTACAGATGATCGTTACAAATTATTAGAGATGCATGTGGAGCTTGACCTTGAAGGGTTTGAGCACACAGATGAAGACGGTGAACCCACTGGCATTGGTCTACCTTATGTAGTCACAATTGAAAAGGGTACTAGTACTATTCTAGCAATCCGTCGCAACTGGAGACCAGAAGATGAAAAACACCATAAAAGAAATCATTTTGTCCATTATCCGTATATTCCAGGTTTCGGTTTTTATGCTTTTGGGCTTATCCACCTTATCGGCGCTTTTGCTAAGTCTGGTACTTCTCTTATCAGGCAATTGGTTGATGCAGGGACACTATCAAATCTGCCAGGCGGCTTTAAGGCCCGTGGGATGCGAGTCAAAGGCGATGACACACCAATAGCTCCAGGTGAGTGGCGTGACGTAGATGTTCCAGCAGGGACAATGCGTGATAACTTATTACCACTTCCATACAAAGAACCAAGCCAAGTTCTATATAGTTTGTTAGGAACTATTGTAGAAGAGGGTCGTAAGTTTGCTGGGTCTGCAGAGATTCAAGCATCTGACATGAGCGCTAATGCGCCAGTTGGAACAACACTAGCAATTCTAGAACGAACATTAAAGTCAATGAGTGCGATACAAGCTCGTATTCACTACGCAATGAAGCAAGAGTTTGGGCTTCTTAAAGACATCATCAGAGATTACACACCAGAAGATTACAGCTACGATCCAGTTGAAGGTGATCGTATGGCTAAACAGTCTGACTATGACATGGTCACTGTAATTCCTGTGTCCGATCCCAACGCGGCTACTATGGCGCAAAAAGTCGTGCAGTATCAAGCAGCTCTACAACTTGCTCAAACCGCACCGCAGCTTTATGATCTTCCACTTCTGCATCGTCAGATGTTAGACGTGTTGGGAATCAAAAACTATCAAAAGCTAGTACCAATGCCTGATGATATGAAGCCTCGTGATCCAGTTACTGAGAATCAAAACTTGTTATCACAAAAACCAGTCAAAGCATTTTTGTCACAAGACCATCAAGCTCATATTTCAGTCCATATGGCAGCGGCGCAAGACCCACATATCCAACAACTACTTGGACAAAACCCACAATTGGCGCAAGCTATCCAAGCAGCATTGTCTGCTCACGTAGCAGAACACTTGGGTATGGAGTACCGCAAACAGATTGAACAAATGATGGGACAAACATTACCGCCTACGCCTCAAACAGCAGATGATGAGGAAAAAGGTATGTCACCTGAGATGGAGATTAAAGTGTCACAGATGGCGGCGCAAGCAGCTCAACAGTTATTGCAACAACACCAGCAACAAGCACAGCAAGCTCAGGCACAGCAACAAGCTCAAGACCCATTAATCCAATTACAGCAACAAGAATTGCAGATTAAGATGGCTGAGCAACAACGCAAAGCTCAAAAAGATCAAACCGATGCACAACTTAAAATTGAGCAGATGCAGATTGAGCGTGAACGGATTCGTGCTCAACAACACACAGCTGGTGCGCAAACCGCTGCAAAAATGGTGGCTGATAGAGAAGCCAGAATGAGTGCGCAAAGAGTAGAAGGTGAAAAGGCTGCGGTAGATGTTACTAAACATCAGCAAGACCTTACTTATGATTTGCACAAACATAATGAGTCACTATCTCATCAAAAAGAGTTAGCTAAGATGCAAGCAGTAAAAAAGGAAACACCTAAAACGAAAGGTAAATGATGGACGCAAGCCAAGCGTTGGCTCATATAACACGACAGTTAGATGAAAGAATTTTGCAGCTTCAAGAGTCTTTAGCAGACGATCAGTGCAGGACAATTGAAGATTACAAAAAAGTATGCGGGGAAGTGAAAGGTCTCTTTGCCGCACGAAATTACATAATTGACCTTAATAAAACGATGGAGAACTCCGATGAGTGACCAAACGGTAGTAGATTTGAGTCAAGCAATTGACTTACGAGCGGTAATGAAAGAAGCAGAAGACAAAGCCAAACAACTTCCAGAGCCAAAGGGTTATCGCATCTTGTGCGCAATCCCAGAGCAAGAGAAAGAGTTTGAAAGTGGCATCCTTAAACCAGATGAATTGATTAGGCATGATGAACTCCTAACTACAGTGTTATTTGTAGTCAAAATGGGACCAGATTGCTACAAAGACCCAGAGCGTTTTCCAACTGGCGCTTATTGCCAAGAGGGCGACTTTGTGTTGAC